CTAGGGTGTGGACACATTGTGGACACTCTGACCTCCATTAGCACCCTTCAACGGGTTAAGCGAAATCGCGTCCTGCAGGTACTGAGGAGCGAAGTGCGCATAGACCATTGTCTGCGCAATTTTCGTATGACCTAAGATCCTCTGCAGTGTGATGATGTTGCCCCCGTTAATCATAAAGTGCGTCGCGAAAGAGTGTCGTAGCGCATGTGTTGCTTGTCCGGCCGGTAAGTCGGGCTTAACCTCTTTGAGGGTTCGCCTGAAGTCAGCATAACTGGCCTCAGGAAACAGAAAACCTCGTGTTTTACCGACTACGTAAGCCGCAACGTCATCAGAGATCGGGACCGTGCGCGGTGTGTTGGTTTTCGTCTTAACGAAAGACACCCGGTTATGAATCACATTCTCCGCCTTCAATCGCGCAGCTTCTCCCCATCTTGCTCCGGTACTCAAACACAAAACCGCAATTTTACGATTATCACCTGAAAGCGCAGCCAGTAAGGCGTCAATTTCCTCAAGAGTGAGATAGCCCGTTTCGGCTGTCTGCTCTTTCAGTTTTTTGAATCCCCTGAATGGATGCTCACCGTTATACAGTTCTGATTCAATCAGGGTTGTGAACATCCCACCTAGCGTGATCAGGTCGCGGTTGATGGTAGTTGGCTTAATACCTTCACCCCGACGTCGAGCACAATATTGCGTTATCAGGCTCTTGGTGATCTGGAAAGCGCACGGGTTTCCGGTCATCGTTTCGAAACGCTCAATTTTCCTGAGATACGATTGACCGTGCTCCTCATGTTTACCTTTCAGCTTCCACCATAACTCTTTCAGTTCCGACAATTGGCGTTTGTCCGTTGGTTTTGAAAGCCATTCCTTTGAGTGATGGTTATATTGAGTATGCTTTTCAAAAGCCATCGCCTCGCTTTTCTTGTCGAACTTCCGACGGATGCGTTTTCCGTTACGCCCGGTCGGTCTAATGTCCACTTCATATCGACCATCATCGAGCTTTTTAACAGACATAAAGCCTCCCGATGATGTTACTGCGTACTTCAATTTCCTGATTTAAATAGCAAAAACTCACTGTGCATTTACTGCACAAATAAGCGCCATAAATTGTTAGCCAGTTTTCTGGTCTGAGTGGGATGACGTTGTTGTCTGCTGCCCAAAGTGCGCGAGAGCCGGTGCAATCTGCCCAGCTTCGGGTGTTATTTGATCAGTCATAAACCACATGGTGTATTTCGTGAAGCGTGGGTGCTGGAGGATTTTCATGATTTGTTCGATTCCCGGCTTTTTGTCGCCGGCTTCATAACTACAAAAAGAACCGTAAACGATTCCAGTTAACTCGCTGAATTGTCTCCTATTTAACCTTTCTGACTCTCTTATCAGCTTGATTTTTTCATGGATCTGTATTGACATAAAATCACCTATAGTTGAACATTATCACCTATCGTAGATTTATATAACCGATGGGTGAATCACCTTTTAGAGCAACTAAACCCTATTTAGAGCAATTAATCACACTAAAGGAGAATCGTAACAGATGAGTAACCAGCTTGTAAGCAGAACAGATGCGGTTCCATATCAGGAATTTGCCCGTCTTATTGGAAAAACTCCCGCAGCGGTTAAAGGGATGATTGAGAAGGGCAAGTTGCCTGTTGTTGAGATGACCGATCCGCAGTCAACGAGTGGCCGCGCAGGGGAATATTGGGTTTATCTGCCTGCCTGGAACAAGGGTATGAAGATGGCATATGACAGCCGCCCGAAGGAAATTCGTGATGGTTGGCTGATGTGGCTCGGATTAGGGGAGCCAGTATGAATAGTGAACCTCGCTGTATTGCACAGTTGCTTCGAAGAGAAAGCCCTAATCCTATCAACTTCACCATCACTCACGGTCGCGGCCGCAAGGGCATAATCATCCGAACCCGTAAGCCGGGCGTTATCGAGAAGGTTCGCCGTCTGGTCAAAAAGAGAGGACTGTGGTTATGACGGTAATGACACTGGACGTGATCCAGAAACAGCCAATAGCGCTTCGCGGTCTGGTCTGCAAGTATCTGGCTCAGCCTCGCTGGCAGGACACGTGCGATTTTTACAATCAGATGATGGAGCGGGAGCGTCTTACGGTTTGTTTCCATGCTCAATTAAAACAGCGTCACTCTGTCATGCGCTTAGAGGAAATGACCGAAGCCGATCGTGAGCGTCTTGTTTGCGCGCTTGATGAATTGAGAAATGCATTCGCCCGGCACCGCCAACTTGGCGTGTCGAAAGCAACTTTCATCAGCCGCCTGACCGTTAGCCAAAGGCGATCACTGTTTCTTCATGCGGGACTGACAGAGCAGGAATTTATGATGCCGCACTGGCGTTTGAATGAAGAGGGCTGTTATTGGCGCGACAAACTTTTCCGCGCTCTGCGAGAGCTGTTCAGCCTTTTTGAGTACGCACCAACTATTTTGACCTCGGTAAAACCTGAGCAGTATTTACATTAATTAATCTGGATTCGACTTATTACGCGCCTTACAGCGTGGGGACTCCTTTTGTCCGGAGATAGGCAAATGCAAAAACAAAATACAGCACAGCGGGGGATGTGTTCGGCACATCTGGAGCAGGCAGTAAACGAGGCACAGCGCGACCTCGCGACACGTTTCTCTTCTCGACTTGACGGGCTTATCGCGCATATCAGCAAGTCTGAGCTCAATCGTACCGAGATTATCGAGTTATTAGGTCAAGAGTCGGCAAATCTGCACAACTCAATTTCGATTGAGCGGGCTAACCACTTTTAAAAGGAAGCCAGAATGAGCATACGCATCGAGATAAATAACCAGTACGTCATCACCAGTGACCGCTATCAATTCATTTTGCAGGAGAAGAAGACCGCAACATCCGGGAAGAACAAAGGCAAGGATTGGCTGGACGTTGTGGGTTACTACCCAACTATCCCTAAGCTTATCTCAGGCCTGGTATTGCATGATCTTTTGACCAGTGATCTTATTGGCTTCTCAGCTTTGGAAGCTCGAATTGAACGCCTGGGGAAGCAATGTCTGGACGCCTTTAAATAGTATGTCCATCGAATCTCGGGGGCGTATTGCCCCCTCGCCACCACCACCATTTTTGAAGGGCACCAGTGATTCATTCGTTGGTGCTTATCCCTGGAATAATGTCAACAAAGAGGCTATAGGCCGCGACAGACCCCTTACACGTGGCGAATACCGTCAGGTGCAAGGTGTTTTAGGTAAAGTTAATCGCCTGCCATATGTCTTAAAAACGTTGTTTAACTCGCGGTATGACTTCATCCGTCGTACTAAAAGCCCACTTCATGGTTTCTATTTCCTCAAGAACACCGTTGAGCAAAGGGTGGGGCCGCGTCTTGAGCGGGTTAATCAGTTAAATGGAATGAACGAGACTGCATCGCTTCTCTTTCTGAGCGAGCGCGAAAGCTATTCACGATTAGCGGGTATGAGTGACAAAGCGCTCAAAAAATTTGCTGCTCGTATTGCTTCGCAGCTCTATGTTGCTTATGAGGAACTTAGCGACGCATGGGCAGATGCTCATGGCGGTAAAGAAACCCTTTTCACCGATGAAGCGCAGGCGCACTTATATGGTCACGTTGCCGGTGCAGCTCGTGCATTCAACATCACCCCAATGTTCTGGAAGAAATACCGCAAAGGGCAAATCACGATCCGCCAGGCATTTTCCGCTATCGCTCGTCTGATTAACGATGAATGGTGGATTAACCAGTTTAAGGCGCAGCGTATGCGCTGGCATGAGGCTTTGCTGATTGCCGCCGGTGAGGTGAATAAAGACCGCTCCCCATACGCCAGCAAAACGGCGATCCGTGATGTACATTCTCGCCGTCAGGCTAATTTCGAATACTTGAAGTCGTGTGACTTGGAAAACAAAGTCACCGGTGAACGCATCGATCTCATCAGCAAAGTTATGGGAAGTATTTCAAACCCCGAAATCCGTCGTATGGAACTGATGAATACTATCGCAGGGATTGAACGCTATGCGGCCGGTCAGGGTGACGTCGGGATGTTTATCACTATCACCACACCGTCGAAGTATCATCCGACACGTCAGGTTGGAAAGGGCGACAAAAAGACGGTGCAGCTTAACCACGGATGGAATGAAACCGCCTTTACGCCCAAGGATGGACAGCGGTATTTGTGCCGTATCTGGAGCCTGATACGTACAGCTTTTAAAGATAACGGTCTGCAGGTCTACGGGATGCGTGTTGTTGAGCCGCATCATGACGGGACTCCGCACTGGCATATGATGCTTTTTTGCAAACCAGAGCAACGCAAACACATCACCGAAATCATGCGCCGTTATGCATTAAAAGAAGATGGCGATGAAAAAGGCGCTGTAGCACAGCGCTTTGAAGCGAAGCACCTCAATCAAGGTGGCGCAGCTGGTTACATTGCAAAATACATCGCGAAGAATATCGATGGTTACGCGCTCGATGGTCAGGTCGATCACGACACCGGCAAGCCTCTAACCGATACCGCATCAGCGGTAACCGCATGGGCGTCAACATGGCGTATCCCGCAATTTAAATCAATTGGCCTGCCGACGATGGGTGCATATCGCGAACTGCGCAAACTGCCTCGCGGGGTAAGCATTGCTGATGAATTCGATGAGCGTGTCGAAGCGGCCAGAGCTGCAGCTGATGAAGGTGATTTTGACCTGTATATCGTAGCGCAGGGTGGGGCGAATGTTGCACGCGATAGTCAGACCGTCCGTGTCGCTCGTAACGTGACTGATGAGGTCAACGCCTACGAAGAGGATATTGAGAGAGTTGTGGGCATCTACGCCCCGCACTTGGGCTCTGAGCTGGTACGTGTTACCCGGACAGCCGAATGGCGCATTGTTCCAAAGCTTTTGGCCGTTGAGCCTTTGACTTTAAAAAGCGGCGTTGCCGCGCCTCGGAGTCCTGTCAATAACTGTGGAAAGCTCACCGGCGGCGGCGATCCAGTTATGACCCCCACACCGTCTGAGCAAGCCGCAGCGGTGTTAAATCTGATTGAGCGCGGGGTTATCGGCTGGAATGAGCCGGACGTCGTGAAGGTGCTTAACGGGGCGTTAAAAGCTGGCGTGCCGCTTAAAAGTCGGCAGCAAAAAAGCAATGCGCCGCTAAGATCAAGCGAAATAGTGCCATCAGCAATGATGACGAAAAACGAACGCAATCGCATCGCAAAAATTCGTTTCGATTTGGCTCAGGTAGATATTACCCCTGAGAGATGGGAGCTAGAGGTGCTTATGCGTGGAGCAACGGTAATATACAGCGGGAAAAAAATTAAGTATCCCCCCTGTGATTTTTAGGGGGGGCAGCTTGTTGCGAATGAGAAAAAATTTAAGGATTGTGGTTAATTGACTTGAATTATAAATAAAATTATAAGCTTTGTCGTGTTTTATAATTGAATTTATCGTTCAAATAAAGATTCAATATATTCGATTGTGCTATCCTTAGCTCTTATGTCTTTTAAAATTTCATTTAGAGAGTTAAGGACTTCTTCATTGTTTGATTGTGAGGATAATGCGTAACATGTAGTGGTAAATGTCATTACATTACTAAAAGATAGTGATACGCCTCTTTTCGCAGCGTCATCTATGCAGTTGTTTTCATTTATTCCAAAACTTAATGCTCTTGGACCTTTCAAAAAAATCACCTTCGAGACGCCTGCTATAATTGCTTTGGAAACTGCATGATTAACATCTTGGTAATTAAATATTTTATCTTTAACCTCTATCGCAAGAAAAGCAATACCCTCGTGATAGATATCGATGTCAAGAATTTCGTTAGAAGAGCTACCGGCTTGATTTACCGGGTGCGCTTTTACAGTCCAGTTATTTTGAGGGGCTATTAAATGTAACGAAAGGGCTGAAGCTATTGCACAGCTTTCGGCATCACATGGATTACTAATTAAGTTTGAAATGGTCTTGTAATAATTAAAATCAGCTATAGTAGTTGTGATAATTCTGTTTTTTCTTTGAAGGGTGAAAAATAATGCGATAACAAGCATTTCATAGGCAATTGATTGAGTTGTTGCTGCTTGTAAAACATCTATAGAAAGTTGCTGCAAAACCCGATCGTTCCCTCGGCGAACCGGGTTTTCCGAAGAGTGAGTTAAATAACGCGCAGGCTTATTCAAAAATGGTTCATTCGAAGCACCTAACTTACCTTCGAGCAAGGCATTTTCGACTTTTCCAACAATCACTTGGTGGCATAAGCTCCTGGCATCATAAGCACCTTCTACGTCAGCATTGGCCTGCAATGCTAAAGGATTAGCTCTTTCATCGGTAGCTTTTGCAAGTAATCCTGTAATAAGGATATATCTATACGTTAGATGAGAACCTAAAATTACGCTTCTTATAGATGCCCATCGATTGTTGAATTTATAATCGGTTAATTTTTTTGCATCTTCAATCGCACTTAGAATTATTTTATAAGCTTTTTCGTGATTGATTTGTACTTTCATAAATATCCTTAAGTAAAACATCCATAGATAAATTTAACCTAATTGCAACAACCTCTAATAATTCAAAAAACTCTAAAACATCCAACCGCCTTTCAAAGCTTTCTATCTTCGAAATATCAGACTGCGATAACCCTAATACCAGGGCTAATTCTGACTGAGAAAGAGATGCTTCTTTGCGCAGCTTTATGAGAATCTGGACTAGGCACCTGTATCTATGATCATGTATAGTTGGAGTTCGTTTAGCCATATGGTTTAGGGGGGTTGTCCATGCATTTCTTGCTTGTTTATCAATCGTCACCTATCATGTTTTTTATTCCAAAATCGAATAATTGGGCGTTAAAGAAGTGAGCAAAATTTCAGCAGTAAGCTTATTCACTGGTGCGGGTGGGATGGATGTTGGGTTCTCTGATGCTGGATTCCAAACGATATGGGCCAATGATATCGATAAGGACGCATGTGAAACATACAAACTAAACCATGACTCACAGATCTTTTGCGGCAGCATAGATGGTGCTTTAGAAGAACTATCCGAACTGAAAAATGTTGGATGTGTCTTTGGCGGACCACCGTGTCAAGGGTTTTCTGTTGCAGGCAAAATGGACGCTCATGACCCACGCAGTAAATTAGTATGGTCTTTTATGCAGGCGGTTGAAAAAGTTCAACCTCAATGTTTCGTTATGGAAAATGTTAAAGCTTTAGCAAAACTAGCGAAATTTGAAGCAATTAGGGCAGAATTGTTTAAAACGGCCACAAAGTTGGGCTACCATACCACTTTATTGGTTTTGAACTCTAAAGATTTTGGGGTTCCTCAGAATAGGGAACGTATGTTTTTTATAGGTTTTCGTTCCGAGAATGATGTTAAACAAATAGAACAAGCAATAAATAACTATCAATGCTTATCTCCTACCGTGGGTGAAGTCATTCGTCCTCTCGGTCGTGCTGGCAACCCAAAAAATGCAAGGGTTTGCAATGCTAGAATCACTAATGCAGCCAAGCCTATCCTCAGGAAGTCTCCTTACGCTGGTATGATGTTCAATGGTCAGGGCCGTCCAATCAACCCAGATGGTTTTGCTTCGACTATAGCTGCTTCTATGGGCGGTAATAGAACTCCCATCATTGATGAGGAGCATTTGTATAACGGTTCTAAAAGTTATGTTGAGTCATATCATAGCCATCTCATGACTGGTGGTATTCCGAAAGAGATGTACGATGTTCCTAGCCATTTGCGGAGACTAACTATTGATGAAGCTATACTGATTCAAACTTTCCCAAGTGATTATATTTTTGCTGGTAAAAATTCATCGATCTGGAGGCAGATAGGTAATGCCGTACCTTGCAAACTAGCTCAAGCCGTGGCTACAGGGGTTTTGGATGTTCTCAATGGTAGGTCCGTCTACATTCAAAAGAACCAACTTGAGATGAGTTTAGTCAACGAAAGCAACTGACAATATTTATGTGTGGATAGACGGTGCATCTTAACACCTTAGCTGCATGAATTTGCATTTAAAAGCATTGCTTCTATATGCTGAGTCAAACCAAGGCTAGTGCAGATCCAATATGGTAATGCAACTGCATTAAATGCTTCCCGTTAAGTGTGCAGGCGAGGCGGGGATAGCACTGCGCGCCAGACGTGGTGACAGGATTTATTTTGCGCGTCTGTGCGCGTCGTGGCGGCGCGCTGAGCAGTGAGGTTGAATCATGAGGTGTTGGCGGGGTTGCGTGGCGTGTGCGGCGTCTGGTGAGGTCTGAGGATATGCCGCCCGGAGGCGGCATTTTGTGCGGGGTTAATCGGTCTCGATGTTGTAATCCTTAAAGCGGATCACTTCCATCCCGAGCCAGTCGTTTATCTCTTTGAAACGCTCCTGCAGCGGCGTCAGCTCGTTACGTACAAATACCCGCGCCACCTTCTCGATATCCCCCATCGAGCCGATATTTTCAGGCTTGCCGCCCATGAGCTGGAACGGCACGCGGTGCGCGTCGAGAAGGTCGGCGGCGCTCACCTTCTTGATGTTAAAAAAATCATCCTTCGTGGCGACTTCGCTCAGCGGCACGATCTTAATGCCGTCCGGTTTCCCGTTCGGGGCGTAGAAAAACAGGTTTTTAAAATTCCCGAGTCCTTTCGAGTCGCGCATCGCGGAGCGCAGCGCCTCGACGTCGTTGCTGCTTTGCGCCGCGTCGGTCACGTACATGATGTAACCCGCGTGCGCGCCGTTCTGGTAATACTTGCGACGAAACAGCGTGGCGGATTCATTCAGCCAGGCGGAATTAAGCGCGCTCAGGTATTCCGGCATCCCGTAGAGCTCCTGATTGATATCAGGCTCAAGCAGATGAAACACCGAACCGGGCGCGAACTGGTGCGGGTGGGTATAGTCCGACACGTACCAGTAAACGCCATCCTCGACACCACGGCGGGTATATTTGGCCGGAGAGGTTTCCAGTTTAAAGAGCTGGCCGGTCACGCTCATGCGCTTTTCAAGATAGCCGTTGGCAAACACCAGATAATCGAGCACAAGGCGGCTAAAGTCCTGACGGGACAGCAACGGGTGCGGGATAAAGGTGCTGGTCAGAATGTTGCGCTTCACATAAATCGGGGAGCTGTGGTGTACGGCGGCGCGCAGGCTTTTTGCCAGCCCCGAGAAGTTGACCGGCGGCTCGTACCATTTGCCGTTATTGATGCACTCGACATAGTCGAGGATGTCGCGGCGATCCAGTACGGGTGACGGCTCGCCAAAGGTGAACGCCTCCATTTTCTGCGGCGCGCTGGCGGTCATGCTGGTCTGTTTTGGGTGTTTTTTTTGGCGTTTTTTCATCTTAGTTAATATCCAGAATTGAGATTGATTGCATACCGCTACCGGCGGAAAGCGGCTCGTTTAACAGGGCGTGCATAGTCGCCCACGCGATATCCGCGTGGCTGGCTTCCTCGCTGCGGCTGGCTTCATAGGTGGCGCTGCGGCCGCTGCTGGTCATGGTTTTGCGGATAGCCATAAATGACTGAGTGATGTCGGTCGCACCGGCGTCATATTCCAGACACCCGCGCCTGATGGTGTCTTTCGCTTTCAGCACCATTGCGGTTTTCATTTCCGGCGTGTAGCGGATGGCGCGCGCTGCCGGGAAGAATGAGCGCACGAGCTGGTAAACACCCTGGCCGATGCCGGTCGCATCGATGCCGATATAGTCAACGGTGTATTTCTCGGTCAGCGCCCGGATAGCCTCGGCCTGCGCGGCAAAGTCCATGCCTTTCCACTGGTGACGCTCAAGGATGCGGAACTTGCCACCGGCAACCAGCGGCGGAGCCAGTACCGCGCACCCGGCGCTGTCGCCGGTGTGTGACGGGTCATAGCCAATCCAGACCGGTCGCCAGTTAAACGGACGGTCGGCGAACGGCTCGAAGTCCTCCCATTCTTCCATCGCATCGACCATGCAGCGCTGCAGCTCCTCGAACGGGAATACCGACGCCTTATCGTCGACGAACTCACACATAAACAGGTTACGGAAGTCATCCGCGCTGTTTTCCTGCTTAAGCTGGTCGAGGTTGAACAGGGTGCAGCCACCGGCGAGCGCGTCCTCAATGGTGACAATCTGCCGCCACTGGCCGTCCCCGCACAACATGCCACCGGCTAGCGCCTGATGACTGATGTCTATGTCGACACGCTCGTCGCGGTTGCTGCGGCCACGGTTAAACAACTCGCCTGACCAGAACGGGTAAGCGCCGTGCGCCAGCGTCGACGGGGTCGAAAAATAGGTTGTGCGCAGGTGTGACTGCGAGGCCATGCCCGAGGCGACTTTGCGCAGCTTCTGAAAATTGGGTATCCAGAAAATTTCATCAACATACAGGTCGCCGTTGTGGCTCTGCGCGGTATTGGAATTGGTCCCGAGAAAAATCAGCTCAGCGCCATTGTTGCCGATGACGATCGGGTCGCCTGACAGGTCGACGTCAACCAGACGGGCAAAGGCGATGATGTACTTACGGAATACGTAAGCCTGCGTTTTACTGGCCGACAAAAATATCTGGTTTTGCCCGGTCTTAAGCGCGCGCAGAAGTGACTCGCGCGCAAAGTAGAACGTCGCGCCAATCTGTCGCGATTTCAGGATGTGGCGGATGCGGTGCTCTAACCCCGCTTTATGCCAGCGGAGCTGATAATCAAACGACTGGTCGAAGAAAATCTCTTCCAGTTTTTCTATGGCCTCCTCGCTGAAATAGTTTCGTTTCGGCTTTCTGCGATCCCCTTTGTTACGGCTGGCGATATTGGGGTTTAAATCCGCCTCGTTTCCGGTCTGGCCGTAGCGGTTAACGCGCGCGAGCCGCTCCATCTGGCGCGACAGAAAATCCGCGACTTTGAAGTCATGCGCGGTCAGGTCTGGCTTTGCGTAGAGCTGAATAAGCCGCGCCTCTAACGTGGATTCCACGCGGTTAATCGGGGCAGTTTCCTCCCATCCCTCGCGCTGTTTCCAGCTCTGCACCGTCGGGCGCTTGAGCTGCAGCATGTCGCAGATTTGCGGCACGGCGAACCCCTGCCAGTACAACAGGCGCGCCTGTCGTCGCGGGTCATTGAGCAGTGAAAGGTCAGTTGAAATGGTCATGCTTGCCTCGTTTTTGGTGTGACGTGGCAAGGCTAAGGAAATTGGGGGAGATTCGCGCTAAGTGCCTGTTGTGTCAGATCTAATCAGATCGTAAGCGGTGGCTGATACGGGTCAGAGTCGGGAAACTAAACCCGACCCGAAAACCCAACATCAGGACACCTGAACAATGGCAAAGAAAGTATCTAAATGGTTTCGCATTGGCGTCGAGGGTGACACCTGCGATGGCCGCGTCATCAGCGGCGATGATATTCAGGATATGGCCGACACGTTCGACCCGCGCGTCTATGGCTGCCGCATTAACCTCGAACATATCAAAAGCCTGTTACCTGACAGCCCGTTTAAACGCTATGGCGATGTGACCGAGCTCAAGGCGGAGATTATCAGCGATGACTCTGCGCTTAACGGCAAAAAGGCGCTGTTTGCCAAAATTGCCCCGCTTGACGAACTGGTCAGCATGGTACGCGCCGGGCAGAAGGTTTACACCTCCATGGAGATCCGCCCGAACTTCTCAAACAGCGGCAAGTGCTACCTCATCGGGCTGGCCGTCACCGATGACCCGGCAAGCCTCGGCACCGAATACCTCGAATTCTGCAGCCGCGCCGCGCAGAACCCGCTCGCCGGTAAAAAAGACCAGCCGGACGACGTTTTCTCTGCGGCCTCACTGGCTGTGCTGGAGTTTGAGGACGTCCCCGACACCATGCTCAACAGCCTGACCGATAAGGTTAAAGCCATTTTTGGCCGCAAGCAGGCCAGCGATGACGCCCGTTTCGCCGATGTGCATGAGGCGGTGACCACCATCACCGAACTGGTGCAGACCAACCTTACCGCCACCGACCAGCGCGTCACCGAGCTGGAGACCGAACTGGCGCAACTCAAGCAGGACGTGACCAGTAAGGCGGAAGAAAGCGCGCAGGCGTTTAACGACCTCAAACGCTCCCTCGATAACACCGAAAGCCAGCGCCAGCCGCGCCGCGAGCTTTCAAAAGGCGGTACGGGCGACGAGCTGCTGACCAACTGCTGATAACGCGCCGGGCGTGCTGCCCGGTCAGAACCCTATTACCCGAACAGGAAAAACCATGCGTAAAGATACCCGCTTCAAATTTAATGCCTACCTGACCCGCGTCGCGGAGCTGAACGGTATTTCCACCGATGACGTGGATAAGAAATTCACCGTCGAGCCGTCGGTCACGCAAACCCTGATGACCACGCTGCAGATGTCATCCGCGTTTCTGACCAAAATCAACATCGTGCCGGTCGACGAGCTGAAAGGCGAAAAGGTCGGGGTCGGTGTTAACGGCACGATTGCGAGCACCGCCGACACCGCAGGTGATGATGAGCGTAAAACCGCTGACTTCACCGCGCTGGAGTCATTCAAATACGAGTGTGACCAGATTAACTTCGATTTCCATATCCGCTATAAACAGCTCGACCTATGGGCGCGATTCCAGGACTTCCAGACCCGTATCCGTGACGCCATCATTAAACGTCAGTCCCTTGATTTCATCATGGCCGGTTTCAACGGCATCGAGCGCGCGGCGACCTCCGACCGCAAAAAAAATCCACTGCTGCAGGACGTCGCGATCGGCTGGCTGCAGAAGTACCGCAATCAGGCACCCGCGCGCGTGATGTCCAAAATCACCGACGAGGACGGTACGGTCATTTCTGAAGTGATCCGCGTGGGTAAAAACGGTGACTATGCGAACCTTGACGCGCTTGTCATGGATGCCACCGGCAACCTGATTGACGAGATTTATCAGGATGACCCGGAGCTGGTTGTCATCACTGGCCGTAAGCTGATGGCGGATAAGTATTTCCCTATCGTCAACAAAGAGCAGGAAAACACCGAGTCGCTGGCCGCTGACATCATCATCAGCCAGAAACGTATCGGCAACCTGCCAGCGGTGCGCGTGCCTTACTTCCCGGCAAATGCCCTGATGGTGACGCGTCTCGACAACCTGTCTATCTACTTCATGGATGACGCGCACCGCCGCAGCATCATCGAGAACCCGAAGAAAGACCGCATCGAAAACTACGAGTCAATGAATGTTGACTATGTGGTCGAGGCTTACGCTGCCGGTTGCCTGATTGAAAACATCAAGCTCGGTGACTTCACCGCACCTGCAGCGCCGGAAAGCGGGGAGTAAGCCATGACGAGTCCCGCAGCGCGTCACATGATGCGGGTCTCGGCCTCTGAAACTGCGCAGCGGGCTGCCGTCCCGCTGCGCAATGCAACTGCCTATGAGCAGATGCTCGTTAAGCTGGCCGCAGACAACCGCACGCTAAAACAAATCAGCTCCAAAGAGCGCAAAGCCGCGAAAAAGCGCGAGCTGCTGCCGTTCTATCTGCCGTGGGTCGCTGGCGTACTCGAAAACGGCAAAGGCGCGCAGGATGACATCGTCATGACGGTGATGCTCTGGCGTCTCGATGCTGACGATATCGCCGGGGCGCTGGAAATCGCCCGTTACGCCATGACCTACGGCCTCACCATGCCGGTCGGTCGCCGTCCGACGCCGTGCCTGCTGGCCGAAGAAGTGGCGCTGGCCGCGCAGCGCCTGCTGACGGCAAAACAGCCGGTCAGTCTGGCGAACCTGCTCGACACTATCGCGCTGACCGAGCGTGCGGATATGCCCGATATCGTGCGTGCGAAGCTGCACAAAATCACCGGCTACGTGCTGCGTGATGCGGAGCAACTGCCCGAGGCACTGGCGCACCTGCAGCGTGCGATCCAGTTAGAAAGCACTATCGGGGTGAAAAAGGATATCGAGCAGCTGGAGCGCCAGCTCAGGCCAAAACCCGAACCGGCACCGAAAACCAAAACGACTCAACCGCGCACGCGCAAAGTCGCCGCTAAACCGGCGGCACGGCGCGGGCGTCCACCAAAGGCGGCAAAAGCCGCAGGTTAACCGAGCGCTCCCCGAGCCGGGCGGCACGCCGGTCAATGCTGGCATTTATTGCCCTGACTGCGACCGGCGTCCACCGCCCACCCATTACCCGAGGTTGTCATGACGACGCTGATTATTGAGCCAAAAAAAGAGCCGCAGGATGTGCCGGGCGTGGTGATACCGCCACCGGGCGTGAGCGAGCCGGTAATCAAAAACACCCCGTTTTTTCCTGACGTGGATCCGAAGCGCGTGCGGGAAGAAATGCGTTTAGAGCAGACCGTTTCCCCCGTGCGCCTGCGCCGGGCAATTAAGACCGCCATTGCGGAGACTAACGCGGAGCTGAGCGACTGGCGTGAAAGTCAGCTCAATGCCGGTTACGCCACGCTGGCGGATGTCCCGACCGACGAGCTCGACGGTGAAAGCGTGCGCGTTTTCCACTACTTCAACGCTGTGTGCTCGATGACGACGGCCACGCTGTATGAGCGTTTTCGCGGCGTGGATGCGACCGCCAAAGGGGACAAAAAGGCCGACAGCATCGACAGCACTATCGATGAAATGTGGCGGGATATGCGCTGGTCTGTGGCGCGCATCCAGGACAAAGCGCGCTGCATTATGGGGCAAATCTGATGAAAGCGTATGCGCTGCAGGGCGACACCCTCGACGCGATTTGCGCCCGGTACTACGGGCGCACCGAGGGCGTGGTCGAAACCGTATTAGAGGCAAATCCCGGCCTGTCTGAACTCGGCGTGATCCTGCCGCACGGCACGGCAGTTGAGCTGCCCGAGACCGACAGCGCGGCCAGAACCGAAACGGTGAATCTATGGGACTGAGTATGGAAAAAATCACCACGTTTATCGCCTACTGGCTGGCCGTGGGGCTGGCGTATGTCGGGGCAATGTCGCCCGAAAAGATGGCGCTTTACGTGGGCGGCGGATGCGCCATTTTTACCGCGCTGACGAACTACTGGTTTAAGCGCAAAACCTATCTCTATCTGACGTCTCTCGGACTCGATAAAGGGGCTATTCGTGAAATCAATCGTTAAAAAATGCAGTGTGGCCGCCGTGCTGGCGCTGGCAGCGCTGATGCCTGACTTTCGTCTGCTTAACACCTCGCCCGGGGGGCTGGCGCTGATTGCCGACCTCGAAGGCTGTCGCCTGACGCCTTACCAGTGCAGCGCGGGAGTGTGGACGTCAGGCATCGGCCACACTGCAGGCGTCGTGCCAAAAGGGGAAATCACCGAGCGACAGGCGGCGGCGAACCTCGTCGCGGATGTGCTGAACGTCGAGAAACGTCTGGCCGTATGCGCGCCGGTGAAAATGCCGCAGCACGTTTACGACGCGCTGGTCAGCTTCTCATTCAACGTGGGAACCGGCGCGGCCTGCCGGTCGACGCTGGTCTCATTTATCAAACGCCAGCAATGGCCGCAGGCGTGCGACCAGCTCACCCGCTGGGTTTACGTGAACGGTGAAATTAACAAAGGGCTGGAAAACCGCCGCGCGCGCGAGCGTGCTTACTGCCTGAAGGGGATTCAATGAAAGTGATGTTTTTATTACTGGTCGCGCTGATGGCGGTTGTGCTCTGGCAGCGTCATGAAAACGGCAACCTGACGCGCTCGTTTGAACGGGCAAACAGGGTCGCCACTGAACAAAAAACCGCGATCGGGATGCTGAAAAATCAGCTTTCCGTTTCGCAGGGAATTGCCAGGCGAAATGAAACCGCGCAGGTCAGTTTACGCGGCGAACTGCTGGCCGCCGGTGCGATGGCCGTGCGGCGTGAAGAAACCATTACGAGGCTGATAAATGAGAATGAAACCCTACGCCGCTGGTACAGCGCTGAGCTGCCTGATGTTGTGCGCAGGTTGCACACCCGCGCCGGTTGCGCCTCCGCCGGTCATTGTTTACAGCGCCTGCCCGAAGGTGAGCTATTGCCCGATGCCGGAAAGCGCCCCGGCCACTAATGGCGACCTGAGCGCCGATATTCACAGGCTTGAGCACGCGCTCGCCGCCTGCGCGCTGCAGGTTGAAACCGTCAAAGACTGTCAGGATAAACTCGATGAAGAAAGCAATCAGCCTGTGCAAGGCGTTAATTGACGCCGTCCCGCAGCTTAAAACCAATCCCGAGATGATGCGCATTTTTGCCGACGAGGGGAATATCGATGCGCGGCTCGCGGCTTCCCTGTCCCACGAGAAAATTTACACCCTGAATGTGATCGTGTGTGACTTTGTGGGCGACCCCGATTTGATTTTCGTGCCGGTGGCCGCATGGCTGCGTGAGAATCAGCCGGATATCTGCACGCTCGATGACGGCCGCAAAAAGGGCTACCGTTTCCAGATGGATTTGAACGACGGGAACAGCGTCGATATCAGCATCAGCCTGCAGCTCACCGAGCGCACCCTCATCAAAGAGGAAAACGGCGCGCTGCACGTAAGCTATGCCCCTGAGCCGCCGCTGCCGGAGCCCGTCACCCGGCCAAAAGAGCTCTATATCAATGGCGAACCGGTGAGCAAATGGGATGAGTGAATTTAATCCCTTTGACGACCGGCTCAATGGTCTGATTGCTGCCCTGTCACCGGCAGCGCGCCGGAAGCTGGCCGGGGAGATTGCAAAGGAGCTGCGCAAGTCGCAACAGCAACGCATCAAGCTGCAGAAAGCCCCGGACGGCTCACCGTATCAGGCGCGAAAGCGTCAGCCGCTCAGGGCTAAAACCGGGCGGATTAAACGTGCGATGTTCCAGAAGCTCCGCACGAGCCGCTACATGAAAGCCACTGGCCGTGAAAACAGCGCAGTGGTGGAGTTTACCGGCAAAGTGCAGCGCATCGCGCGTGTCCATCAGTACGGTCTAAAAGACAGACCAAACGCGAACGCTAAGGACGTGCAGTATGACGAACGCCAACTACTCGGATTTAGCCAAAAGGACCTCAAGCATATCGAGTTGCTTCTCATTGATGGGCTTCTTAACAATCCCTAAATCTTAGTGGGTAAATCTGGGTTTGTTTAAAAGGAACTTGACTAGCCAGAGGAATCAAGTATTTTACTTTTGCGGCGGTTCACGCACAAGAAAGGAGCCAGACCTTAATCTGGAACCGGTGATGTTATGCATCATGCCTGGGTACAGTCTGAGCGCGATGTACCGCCGCAAACACTTTATTTTCCTCTGCCCGGCTCATAAACCGTATAGAACCAAACTCTGGTTATTGCATTCGACTCCCCTTCATCAGCCTTAAATTTTGTTTCTCTTTTCAATATAACCATAACTTCTGTTGATTGTCTTACTCTAACTATGACCTTGGCTGTTAATCCAATAAAGTCGGTTATAGATATATATCCATCTTTCCTGTTTTCATATCGCCTCATAGGCGTTAACATTCGCCAAGTAGATATGTCATTAATAATTCTTGCAGCAATAGGTAAAAGATTGAAGCTGGATTCAATTCGGCCTAGGGGGCGACCTTTTCGAGTAATATGACTCCAGCCTGTTCTATTAATTAATACGGGGCCGAAGTAAGGGTTTATTGCTCCGATTTTTTTCCATTTTTGGAAAAAATCAATGGCTTTTATTTTGGTTGGGGTACTTAGAGGACCTTTTAGAGTCAACGGTAGTATTCCATCTAGTGAATCATTTTGTGTTAAATCTAATAAAGGTTTTATGTAACTATTAATCGAACCTCTGGCTAAACGCCAAAGCGGACCTTTACATTCTGGGGAGCGACCTATGCGATTTTTTAACGGTACATTTATGATACTAGTTGTTCCCTCAGGATATGTATCCACAGATTTCAAATCTGTCCAGTAGGAATGAATAGGGATATCATTACTATCCAATCCAACATATATGAGAATACATGGTATAGGAGACGACTTCCAGATTTTTAATTTCTCATCAAGGTTCTGTATTTTTAACTTTATTTCATTTTTGTTTCGACTGCTGATGTAGCTTTCACCGGTTTTAACTTGCACATGGATCATCCCTCCAGTAAAAACCCAAGAATGCTTGCTTCTATTCTCTGGGTCTTTGGGAGCTATTTTTTTTGAGCGAATATAGACAAGTCCGTCAAATCCGTCATCATTTTCTTGAGAGATGCTTTCAAAGGCCCAACCCCACTGTGTGAAGACGGTTTTCGCGTGGCTTATGCCCAAGGAACCTATTCTATTAGCTTCAGAAGTCATATGATTTCCTTTCAATGCTATAAAAATTATTGAGATCTAAAAAAATAAAGCCGTTAAGATAAGACGGCATTGCATTAAAGTATAGTTTTTGTCAATGCTTAACTAAAAGTTCAAATAAGACTTGAACCATGTAGAGTTCTGTGTATGCCCGATTGGCTGCTAAGATTTTGACATCAATTCTCATTCCAATGCTATTGCACTAGCCACAAATCTATTAATTGATCATGAACAACACGTTCTAACATGTTGTTCAGTTCATAGCAAAACCTTGTTCAATTGCCGCTGGCCTCGCCCGGCGGCATCCTTTCCCCATGAACAATCTAAATTCTCTGCAGGAAATCGCACGCGCGATCCGCAACCTTATCCGCACCGGCATTGTGACCGACGTTAACCTCGACGAGGGGCTTTGTCGTGTCCAGACCGGCGGCATGGAAACCACTTGGCTCAACTGGCTGACCTGCCGCGCCGGTCGCTCGCGCGTATGGTGGGCTCCATCTGTTGGCGAGCAGGTGCTTTTGCTGGCGATCGGCGGCGAGCTCGATACGGCGTTTGTGCTGCCCGGCATTTTCTCGGACGACCATCCCGCGCCGTCTGCCTCCCCTGATGCGCTTCACGTGTCCTTTCCTGACGGGGCGGTTATCGAGTACGAGCCCGAAAACGGCGCCCTCACCGTATCCGGTATCAAAACCGCAGACGTCACCGCGTCGGATTCCATTACGGCCACCGTGCCGGTGGCGCTGGTAAAAGCGTCGAGCCGTATCACGCTCGATACGCCGGAGGTGGTTTGCACCAATAAGCTGACGACCGGCACGCTCGAAGTGCAGAAAGGCGGGACTATGAGCGGGAACATCGAGCACACCGGCGGGACGCTGAAATCAAACGGCGTGCAGGTGGATAACCACGCGCACGGCAACGTACAGAGCGGCGGAAGCTGGACTAAGGGGACGCAATGACGGTGCGTTATCTGGGAATGAACGGCCAGACCGGCCTCAGTATCTCTGAGGTCGAGCATATCCGGCAAAGCGTGCGCGACATACTGGTCACGCCGGTTGGCTCGCGCGTCATGCGCCGTGAATACGGCTCGCTTCTGTCGCAAATGATTGACCAGCCGCAGACCCCGGCGCTGCGCCTGCAGATTATGGCCGCGTGCTATTCCGCGATCCAGAAGTGGGAGCCCCGCGTCAGCCTCACGACCATCACCTTTGAACGGTCGGAGACCGACGGCGGGCTGTATGTCGATATCACCGGCACGCGCTCCACCGGCGGCCAGCCTTTTTCTCTCACCATTCCACTGAGTTAAACGCTATGGCAATTGTTGACCTTAACCAGCTCGCCGCGCCTGACGTCGTGGAAGAACTGGACTATGAAACCATCCTGAGCGAGCGAAAAGTGACGCTCGTCTCGCTCTACCCGGAAGACCAGCAGGACGCGATCGCGCGCACGCTGTCGCTTGAGTCTGAGCCGCTGGTCAAGCTGCTGGAGGAAAACGCCTACCGGGAAGTTATCTGGCGACAGCGCGTCAACGAGGCCGCGCGCGCGGTCATGCTGGCCTACGCCACCGGCGCAGACCTCGACCAGATAGGCGGAAATTACAACGTCCAGCGCCTTGTCATCACCCCTGCAGACGACACGACGTTACCGCCGACGCCTGCCGTGATGGAGTCGGACACCGACTACCGTCTGCGCATTCAGCAGGCATTCGAGGGGCTGAGTACCGCAGGCTCTACCGGCTCCTATCAGTTTCACGGTCGCAGTGCTGACGGGCGGGTCGCCGATATTTCGGTCATCAGTCCCGAGCCTGCTTGTGTGACGGTCACGGTGCTGTCACGCGAAAATAACGGCGTAGCGTCTGACGAGCTGCTTGCCATCGTGCGCACCGCGCTGAATGATGAGGACGTCAGGCCGGTCGCTGACCGCGTGACCGTGCAATCGGCGAACATTGTCGACTACAAAATCACCGCGTCCCTTTACCTTTATCCCGGCCCCGAAAGCGAGCCGGTGCTCAGTGCGGCGAAAACTAAGCTGCAGGCGTATATCACCGCGCAGCACCGCCTCGGGCGCGATATCCGCAAATCAGCGATTTATGCCGCGCTCCACGTCGAGGGCGTGCAGCGCGTCGAGCTGGCCGAACCGGTGGCCGACATCGTGCTCGATGACACGCAGGCGTCATGGTGCAGCGATTACAGCGTGACTATAGGGGGCAACGATGAATGATACCCGCCTGCTGCCGGTGGGCTCGTCGCCGCTTGAGGTGGCGGCGGCGCGCGCCTGCGCTGAAATCGAAAATACTCCCGTTCCGCTGCGTCGCCTCTGGAGTCCTGACGACTGCCCGGCAAATCTGCTGCCGTGGCTGGCGTGGGCGTTTTCCGTTGACCGATGGGATGAGAACTGGCCGGAGGCTACAAAACGGGATGTGATCCGCGCGGCGTGGTTTATCCATGCGCACAAAGGAACGATTGGGGCGGTGCGTCGCGTGGTGGAGCCGCTCGGCTATCTGATTAACGTGTCCGAGTGGTGGGAAACGAACGACCCGCCCGGCACGTTTCGCCTCGATATAGGTGTGTTAGAGACCGGCATCACCGAGGAAATGTATTACGAGATGGAACGGCTCATTGCGGATGCAAAGCCAGCCAGCCGCCATCTTATCGGTATCAACATTATTCAGGATGTGCCGGGCTATCTCTACACCGGCGCGCTGACGTATGACGGCGACATCATCACGGTTTACCCGGATAAGTGAGAACACCATGACAGTAAAATATAAAACGGTCATCACCAAAGCCGGTGCGATTAAGCTTGCTGCAGCGACCGTCCCGAACGGGAAAAAAGTGAATTTTACGGCGATGGCCATCGGTGACGGTGGCGGCACATTGCCGGTGCCAGATGCCAGCCAGACAAAACTCGTCAATGAAGTCTGGCGCCATACGCTGAACAAAATCAGCCAGGACAACAAGAATCAAAACTATGTGATCGCCGAGCTCCTCATTCCGCCAGAAACCGGCGGTTTCTGGATGCGCGAAATGGGGCTCTATGACGACACCGGCACGCTGATTGCCGTCGGCAACATGGCGGAAAGCTACAAGCCGGAGCTGGCGGAGGGGTCAGGCCGCGCGCAGACCGTGCGTATGGTCATCATGGTAAGCGACATCGAGTCAGTCGAGCTGACGATTGACACCTCAACGGTGATGGCAACGCAGGACTATGTCGACAACAAGCTCGCTGAGCATGAGCAGTCCCGCCGTCATCCTGACGCCACGCTCACCGAAAAAGGTTTCACGCAGCTAAGCAGTGCGACCGACAGCAAGTCTGAGACGCTCGCCGCGACGCCGAAAGCGGTCAAGGCGGCGTATGACCTTGCTAACGGGAAATACACGGCTCAGGACGCGACCACGGCGCAAAAGGGTATTGTCCAGCTCAGTAGCGCAACCGACAGCACGTCTGAGACGCTCGCCGCGACGCCGAAAGCGGTCAAGACGGCGTATGACCTTGCTAACGGTAAATATACGGCTCAGGACGCGACCACGGCGCAAAAGGGTATCGTCCAGCTCAGCAGCGCGACCGACAGCACGTCTGAGACGCTGGCGGCCACGCCAAAGGCCGTGAAGACGGTCAATGATGACGTGACAAAGCTCAAAAACAGCCTTGGTACCGCCGCAGGTAAAAATGTCCAGGAAAGCGGCGACGATATTACACCGGGTCGCGTGCTGGTTAACGGTGGCGCAATTGCGGTGCGGACAGTGCGCGCAAAAGCGGGAGAAGCGCTGGCAGATGCCAGCGCTCTCCCGGCTAACTCGGTGAGCTTTTGTTATGCCGATGCAGCATATTCACCGGGCTATGAGGCCACGATTCTTGATGTGGGCGGCGGAGGTGGGAATTACCGTGTCCAGTACGCCGCGTCATATGGTGATGGCGGAAAGCAACTTAAATTCCGCGCCTTAAATGGTGATAACGGATACTGGGGAAGCTGGACGAGCGTTATCACAAACTACGGCGGAAGCGTCGATTATCTTGATGGCGCAAGATATTACGCCACTAAGCCGGAAAGCTGGCAGGGAGGCGGGGCATTTGCAAATCAGTATAACGACGGAAGCGCGCCATTTTTTGTGGGCGGGTACACCACCCCTAAAGATAACTCCGTTTATTTACCCATTGTAAAAGGAACGTCTCAAACGAATGGTTATGGCTATGGAGCGGCTGTAAGCTTTGGTATTTTACGCTCAGGCCTTGCTGATTTTGGGTCTGCTATTATTCAAATTTTGGGTGATAACGGAGCCGGGTCAATATATTCATTTAATGCTAATGGGGATTTCAACTCACCCGGTCAGGTCAGCTCTGGTGGCAATATTGTCGCAGGTCAGGGGCTGTATGAGTCTGGCGGTGCGGTAAGGGCTTATTCTTCAAACAATCCGCCGACACAATATGCACTTAAAGACTGGATTACTACTGTAGGGCTTTCATCCAACAATCCTGCATATCCCTATATGCGGCAGGAATCATCCGGGGCGGTTATCTATCTGGCTTCGCAAGACTGGGTTAATGGAAGTTTTGCGACCCACGCCTGGACAATTGCTAATTTTGGCATGGTTAACGGTATCAGGCGCGGCGGGCAGCAACTTCAGAACCCGACTGATGCGTGGTTTGGCAACTGGGAATCACCAGCCGGGTGCGTAGTGACCGGAATAACGATGGATGGCCGAAGCGACGGACGAAAGCTGGGCGTCTATTACCGCCAGATGCAATATTTTAATATTCAATCTCAAACATGGATAAATATCGGGGATTAATTATGGATACATTCATCAACCCTATCATTTATAAATATGAACATGTCGAAATTAACGGCGTCATGCGCACGGGTCTTTATTTTCAGGATGTCCACGGGCGTGACTGGTACGAAACATTACGTTACTGGAAGGGCGCAGTCGCTACTGATGAAAGTCATATTGTCGTGGCCTGCGAAAAAGATGTGTCATTTATGGGCATGATAGAAGGGCGAAGCGTTTATGAGGTTGACCCCGAGAATATCCCCGAAAATGTCATAGGGAACTACACGTTTAAGGATGGGGTTTTTACCGATATTCGTCCTGATGCGATCGAGCTTGCTGAGCAAAAGAGGAAGGAGCTTCTCGAAGAAGCCAAAATTGCGATGGCACCCCTGCAGGATGCGTCAGATTTAGGGATTGAAACTGACGAGGAGAGGGAGCTGCTAAATGAGTGGAAAAAATACAGGGTCAGCCTGAACCGGATTACCGTCAGTGATGCCGCTAAAATTGTCTGGCCTGAGCCACCGGCAACCCGATAACAAAAAAACCGCGTTAAGTGGGGTTAATCGTAGGGGCATTCTTCATAGTCTTTTTCGGTTTCATCACCGACAAAGATTTTGAGCCAGCAAAATCCAAAAATCCCCCATGCTGTCAGACCGCCTGCTATCCAGAGTAATATCGTCATCGTTGTCACCTCGTTAGTGGCGCAACGATATCGATAATAGCCCTTCATTGATAATGGTTATCAGCGATCAATTTCTCATGATTGATCGCTCAAAACGATCAATCACCTTTCCCCGCCACCTCAACCGCTAACTGCCCGTTGTGCTGTCCCCACACCAACGGCGTTGCGTTTCTCGCGCCCGGCACACAACAGAAAATAGTCGCACCCCTTAACCACGGAGTTAAACAGATGGGCGACTATCATCACGGCGTCGAGGTCATCGAGATTAACGATGGCACGCGCACCATTTCCACCGTCTCAACGGCTATCATCGGCATGGTCTGCACGGCCAGCGATGCTGACGCAAAGACATTCCCCCTTAATGAGCCGGTGCTGATTACCAGCGTGCAAACGGCGATCGGTAAAGCCGGTAAAAAAGGCACGCTGGCAAAATCCCTGCAGGCCATCGCCGACCAGTGCAAGCCGGTCATTGTGGTGGTGCGCGTTCCCGAAGGTGTCGACGACCCGGAAGACCCGGAAGCGGCGCAGAAAGAAACCATTTCCAACATCATCGGCACGACCGACGAAAACGGCAAATACACCGGGCTGAAAGCGCTGTTAACGGCGAAAACCGTCACCGGCGTTAAGCCGCGCATTCTCGGCGTGCCGGGGCTGGATACACAGGAAGTGGCGACCGCGCTTGCGTCAACCTGCCAGAGCCTGCGCGCGTTCGGATACGTGAGCGCGTGGGGATGCAAGACCATTTCCGACGCCATCAAATACCGTGAGAATTTCAGCCAGCGCGAGCTGATGGTCATTCACCCTGATTTTCTGGCATGGGACACCACGGCGAACGAAACCGATATTGCATGGGCGACCGCCCGCGCGCTCGGCCTGCGAGCCAAAATTGACCAGGAGACCGGCTGGCACAAAACGCTGTCCAACGTCGGCGTGAATGGCGTCACCGGCGTCAGTGCCTCGGTCTCGTGGGATTTGCAGGAGAAGGCCACCGACGCAAACCTGCTTAATCAGGCCGGTGTCACCACGCTTATTCGTAACGACGGCTTTAAATTCTGGGGCAACCGTACCTGCTCAGATGACCCGCTTTTCCTGTTTGAAAACTACACCCGCACGGCGCAGGTGCTGGCCGACACGATGGCGGAGGCGCACGCGTGGGCGATGGACAAGCCCGTTTCCGCAACGCTCATCCGTGACATCGTCGCGGGTATTAACGCCAAATTCCGCGAGCTGAAAAACAACGGCTATATCGTTGACGGCTCCTGCTGGTACGACCCGGAGTCAAACACCGTGGAAACCCTAAAAGCCGGGAAGCTGTATATCGATTACGACTACACCCCCGTCCCGCCGCTGGAAAACCTGACCCTGCGCCAGCGCATCACCGATACCTATCTGGCTGACCTGTCAGAGTCGGTCAACAGCTAAGGAGCTCAGAACATGGCGTTACCGCGCAAACTTAAATACCTGAATATGTTTAACGACGGCCTCAGCTACATGGGCGTCGTTGAATCCGTCACCCTGCCAAAGCTGACCCGCAAGCTTGAGAAATACCGCGGCGGCGGGATGCCGGGTTCGGTGTCGATTGACCTCGGTCTTGATGACGACGCGCTGTCGCTTGAGTGGACGCTGGGCGGCCTGCCTGACGTCCAGCTGTGGGCGCAGTACGCGTCACCGGGTGCCGACAGCGTGCCGCTGCGCTTCACCGGATCTTTCCAGCGCGACGACACCGGCGCAATTTCCGCCGTTGAGGTGGTCATGCGTGGCCGTCACAAGGAGTACGACGGCGGCGAGAACAAACAGGGCGAAAGCGGCACGACCAAAATCTCGACCGAGTGCTCGTACTACCAGCTCACGATTGACGGCAAGGAGGTCATCGAGATTGACGTCGTCAACATGGTGATGAAAGTCGACGGCGTCGACCGACTTGCTGAGCACCGCCGGGCGATTGGCCTGTAACACGTTTACCGGTCAGCCAGGCTGGCCGGTCACTTACTCACATTCAAAGAGAGCAACATCATGGAAAACATCAACGAAACCGCCACCACCGAAACCGAAAATCCGAACATTGTGATCCTCGATAATCCCGTCATGCGCGGTGAGCAGAAAATCGAACAGGTGACCGTGACTAAACCCAACGCGGGAACCCTGCGCGGTGTGAGTCTGGCCTCGCTGGCAAACTCTGACGTCGATGCGCTGATTAAGGTGCTGCCGCGTATGACGTACCCGGCACTGACCGAGCATGAGGTCATGCGTCTGGAAGCGTCAGACCTGATTTTGTTCGCCGGTAAGGTGGTCGGTTTTTTGTCGCCATCTTCGGCTCGCTGACCTTCCCGGAAAACCTTTTGGTCTATGACCTGATGGCGGATATCGCGGTGATATTTCACTGGCCGCCATCAGAGCTGAATTCCCTGAGCGTGACCGAGCTCATCACATGGCGCGAAAAGGCGCTGCAGCGAAGCGGAAACCACCATGAGCAATAACGTCAGGATTGAGGTACTGCTGAACGCAGTCGACCGGGCAAGCCGACCGCTTAAAGCTATCCAGACTGCCAGCAAGACCCTTGCCGGCGATATCCGCACTTCTCAGAACAGCCTGCGCGATCTGAATGCGCAGGCGTCCCGAATTGACGGATTCAGGAAAGCGAGCGCACAGCTTGCCGTGACCGGCCAGTCGCTTAACAAGGCGAAACAGGAAGCCGCCGCGCTGGCCGTCCAGTTTAAAAACACGCAGAACCCGACTACCGCGCAGGCGCGCGCGATGGAGGCGGCGAAGAAATCCGCCGCTGACCTGCAGCTCAAATACAACAGCCTCAGGCTGTCGGTACAGCGCCAGCGCACCGAACTCGCGCGGGCTGGTATTAATACCCGTACCCTGTCGGCGGATGAGCGCCGCCTGAAAACCAGCATCAGTGAGACGACCGCGCAGCTCAACCGGCAGCGCGGGGCACTGGCGCGGGTCAGTCAACAGCAGGCGCGACTGAGTCGCATTAAAGAGCGTTATCAGGCCGGTAAATTCCTTGCCGGAGGCGCTGCAGCGGCAGGCGCGGCGGGCGTCGGTATCGCCACGGCGGGAACGATGGCCGGAGTAAAATTACTCACACCCGGTTATAACTTTGCACAGAAAAACTCTGAGCTGCAGGCCGTGCTCGGGGTCGAAAAACAGTCGCCCGAAATGGAGGCGCTGCGCAAACAGGCGCGCCAGCTCGGGGACAATACCGCTGCGTCTGCAGACGATGCGGCGAGCGCGCAGATTATCATTGCGAAAAGCGGCGGTGATGCCGCAGCGATTCAGGCGGCGACGCCGGTCACGCTGAATATGGCGCTGTCTAACCGTCGCTCGATGGAAGAAAACGCCGCGCTGCTGACCGGTATGAAATCCGCGTTTCAGATGTCAAACGACCAGATCGCACACATCGGCGACGTGCTGTCGATGACGATGAACAAAACGGCCGCTGACTTTGACGGGCTGAGCGACGCGCTGACGTATGCTGCGCCGGTGGCAAAAAATGCCGGGGTCAGTATCGAGCAGACCGCCGCAATGGTCGGCGCGCTACATGACGCCAAAATCACCGGCTCGATGGCGGGAACGGGCAGCCGTGCCGTCCTGAGCCGCCTGCAGGCTCCGACCGGTAAGGCATACGAGGCCATGAAAGAGCTCGGCGTTAAAACGTCTGACAGCAAGGGCAACACGCGCCCGATATTTGCCATTCTGAAAGAAATGCAGCGTAGTTTTGAGAAAAACAATCTCGGAACAAGCCAGCGCGGCGAATACATGAAAACCATCTTTGGTGAGGAAGCCAGCTCGGCGGCGGCGGTACTGATGACCGCTGCCTCAAGCGGTAAGCTCGATCAGCTCACGGCGGCTTTTAAAGCCTCGGACGCCAAAACCGCTGAGCTGGTCAAAATCATGCAGGACAACCTCGGCGGCGACTTTAAAGAATTTCAGTCAGCCTATGAGGCCGTTGGTACTGACCTGTTTGACCAGCAGGAGGGGTCACTGCGTAAGCTCACCCAGACTGCCACGAAATATGTGTTAAAGCTCGACGGCTGGATCACCAATAACAAAACACTTGCGTCAACAATCGGCATCATAGCAGGCGGCGCACTGGCAATTATTGGCATCCTCGGGGCAATTGGTCTGGTCGCCTGGCCGGTCATTACCGGCATTAATATTTTGATTGCCGGTGCATCACTGCTGGGGACGGTTTTCTCTGCGGTGGGCGGTGCCATCATGACCGTGCTCGGGGCGCTTACCTGGCCGATTGTGGCTGTTGGTGTTGCCATCATCGCCGGTGCGCTGCTCATCCGCAAATACTGGGAACCAATAAGCGCATTTTTCTCAGGCGTAATGGAGGGTATAAAGCAGGCTTTTGCCCCTGTAGTGGAGTTATTCGAACCGTTAAAGCCGGTTTTCGACTGGCTGGGTGAAAAACTCAAAGCGGCGTGGCAGTGGTTTAAAGACCTGATCGCACCGGTTAAATCGACGCAGGAGACGCTCGACAACTGCAAAAATGCGGGGGTGATGTTCGGTAAGATGCTGGCCGAAGCGCTGATGTTACCGCTCAAAAGCTTTAATACATTGCGTACCGGCGTTAACTGGTTACTGGAAAAGCTCGGTGTCATCAAAAAGGAGTCGGGCGAGCTAGACCAGACGGCTGCAAAAGCCAACGCCGCCACCGGCTCGCAAAAGGGGTCTTATATTCCGGCCACCTCGGCATATGGAGGATATCAGGCATATCAGCCAGTAACGGCTCCCACCGGAAAGACTTACGTCGACCAGAGCAAGCCAGAATATAACATTCACCTGAATGGTGGCATTGCGCCGGGCAGCGACCTTGATCGCCAGCTCCGCGAGGCTGTTGATAAACTCGACCGGGAAAACCGTGCGCGTCAGCGCTCAAGTATGCGTCATGACTGAGGGGGATAAAGCATGTTAATGGTTTTAGGTTTGTTTGTGTTTGAGCGCCGCACGCTGCCCTATCAGTCTATGCAGTATTCGAAGGATTACCGCTGGGCGTCAAACGACCGTATCGGAAAGCCACCGGCTTACCAGTATCTCGGGGAGGGGGAAACCACGCGCACGCTGTCGGGTGTCCTCTATCCCGAAATTACCGGCGGGCGTCTGTCACTGACCGCCATCGAGCTGATGGCCGACGAGGGGCGCGCGTGGCCGCTGATTGACGGGACGGGCATGATCCACGGCATGTATGTCATCGACAAAGTGACGCATACGCACACTGAGCTATTCAGTGACGGTGCTGCCAGAAAAATAGAGTTTAGCCTGTCACTTAAACGGGTAGATGAATCGCTGGCGGCCATTTATGGCGACCTGAAAACGCAGGCCGACAATCTGGTCACGTCTGCCGGTGACTGGCTGGGAGGGCTGGCGGGATGATTACAGGTATGGATATTCAGGCCGGGGCGAAGATAGCCCCGGCGTTTATGCTCAAGCTGGATAACGAGGATATCACGCAGGATTTTAGTGACCGCCTTATCAGCCTGACTATGACCGACAATCGCGGATTTGAAGGCGACCAGCTCGATATCGAGCTCGATGACACCGACGGTCAGATAGCTTTGCCACCGCGCGGCGCAACGTTGACGCTGTGGTTAGGCTGGCAGGATTCCGCGCTGATAAAAAAGGGGACGTTCACGGTCGACGAAATCGAGCACAGGGGCGCGCCAGATACGCTGACCATCCGGGGGCGCAGCGCCGATTTTCGCGGTACGCTGAACTCGCGCCGGGAGCAGTCATGGCATGACACCACGCTCGGGCAAATTGTCGAGACGATTGCGGCACGCAATAAGCTGACGGCCAGCGTGGCCGACACGCTAAAAGCCGTCGCCGTGCCTCACATTGACCAGTCGCAGGAACCCGACGCGGTATTTCTGTCCCGCTTGGCTGACCGGAACGGGGCGGCAGTCTCGGTAAAAGCGGGGAAACTGTTATTCCTGAAAGCCGGGGGCGGCAAGACCGCCAGCGGCAAACCCATTCCGCAGATGACGCTTGAACGCGGCGACGGCGATCGTCATCAGTTTGCCATTGCTGATCGGGAAGCCTACACCGGCGTGACGGCAAAATGGCTGCACACGAAAGACCCCAAGCCGCAAAAGCAAAAGGTTAAGCTCAAAAGGAAGCCCAAAGAGAAGCACCTCCGCGCGCTGCAGCACCCGAAAGCAACCAAAGCCCCGGCAAAGACTAAAGCCAAAAAAGAGCAGGAAGCGCGCGAGGGTGAGTACATGGCCGGTGAGGCTGACAACGTGCTGGAGCTGACGACCATCTACGCGACTAAGGCGCAGGCCATGCGCGCCGCTCAGGCAAAGTGGGACAAACTGCAGCGAGGTGTCGCGGAGTTTTCAATCTCGCTGGCGATCGGCCGGGCAGATTTATTTCCTGAAACGCCCATCGCGGTGAAAGGGTTTAAGCGCGTCATAGACGATCAGTCGTGGATAATCAGCCGGGTGGTGCATAACCTCAACGGGAGCGGCTACACGACGAGCTTAGAGCTTGAGGTTAAGGTTTCGGATGTGGAGTACGAAAGCGAAGAGTTAGCGCAATGATATGTGATTAACTATTTGTTATGTAAGGATAAAGTGAGTAAAATTAACGCATCGAAAATTAAATGAGGTGCTCGCTATGTTTCACTGTCCTAAATGCCACCACGCTGCACATGCCCGTACGAGTCGCTACTTTTCAGACACGACAAAAGAGCGTTATCATCAGTGTACAAACATCAACTGCAGTTGCACCTTTGTCACGACCGAAACCCTTTCGCGTTTTATCGTTTCACCGGGTGAGGTTGTACCAGCACCGCCGCATCCAACATCGTCAGGCCAGCAGCAGATCCAATGGATGTAA